ATAGTCTCTTGGTTTTGGTTGGTTATGGTTTGTTGGTTAGTAGTTGTCGCCAAAGACGAGAAATGTGAAGTCGATGTCGCTGTACAGCGTGTTGTCGTATTTGGTGTAGATCTCGAACGAGTTAGCCCTGATCTTTCCAGCCTTTGCGTTGTGTCGCCCGTTACCAGCGTCCATACATATCACCGAATAGCGCGTATGCCCGAGGTCGTGTGTAACGGTGTATATGCCTGTACCTGTTCGGCTGATGCTCATACGGTCGGAGCGCGCTCCCCACTTATGCTCGAAGCTCACGTTTCCAGCGCTCACACGCCCACCGAAGAGTATCCCCGAGGTGTCCATTGCGCCCTTAACTCGCAAGCCCCCTGCAACCTCCAGCATCACGTTGCCAGCGTTGCGGATAGCACCGCTCACAGCGTCCACGTAGGGCAGGCGAGAGCGGTCTGCGTTGATGTAGTTCTCTGCATCGTGGAAGACGAGGAAGCCCGACTGTGTGAGGTACGTGCCTCTGTCTCGTCGGCTGTCCGAGGTCACACGGATGTTAGCGCGCACATTCAGCTGGCTTTCCATATCCACATAGTCACCTCGGAAGATGAGGTAGAACGATAGCGAGCCGTCTGGGTTGACGTTGCCTGAGAATGAGTATGAGCCACCAGCTGGAGATAGACGTTCCTCGGGAGAGTAGGCGGGATAACTTGGGTAAGGCGATGCACTCACTGCAAGGAAGCCCTTACTTGAATTTCTATAGCGCACACGCCCGATGAAGGTAAGCGTAACGTCAACCTTTGATGAGGATGTGACGTATCTCCCGAGGTCTTGTGGCTGGATGATAACCTCTACTTCCTTGGCGCTTGGCGCTCTGTGGTATAGGATGTCGCTCCCATAAAGCCCCGTCAGTTTAACCTCGGGGAGAGCGACTACCACGTCCTCTGTCAGCTTCCCTCGGCTTATCTCCTTGAGGTCAGGGTGCGTGTCGCCAATCTTCACTGCGTAGGGGTTCTCAATGTCGGGGCTATCTCGGTAGCGGTAGTTCTCAAGATAGAGATGTGACCCCACTGCGCCTTGCCCCTGCGGGTGGCGTATGTGGAAGTATCCGAAGTCTGCGCTCCCGTCATGGTGGATAGCCGTTTGGTACGTCTCGTTGCCCTCCTCTAAGCCCTTGACGCCTGCAGCGAGGGCAGGCGCACCAGCCTTACCGCTGATGTAGGAGCGTATCTTGCCCGATGTGTCCTTAGCTCCGACGAGCGTACTTAGCACCACACCGCCCTGTATCTCTGTCGTACCCTCGTGGATAGCCTCGTGAAGATAGTCCGAGGGGTAGGACTTCTTCGTCCCGTCGGGGTGGACGAACGAAATTTTGTTACTCACGATTTCTCCCGTATTTAGGTTAATGGATGTGCTTCCGTCGGCTGATGCGATGCGCTCCGTGCGTATTTGGCTGGGTAGTACCTCAGTGAAGCCGTAGAGGGTAGTGAAAGCTCTGTTGGGAGCTGGGCTGAGCAGACCGAGGTAGAGGTAGTAGTACCCCGCCTCCGCTTCCATAGCCTTAGCCGTGTCCGAAGCAAAGAACACCCCGTTTGCCCCGTTGCGCTCCACCTTGGCGTAGAGGTGGATGGTCTTTTGGTCAGCCCTCACAGCGTAGTCGTAGACGGGGAGCGTCCACGTCTTGTACTCGCTGGGCTTATGCTCTGCGCTGAGCGTGTTGATGCCGAGCGTCATGTGACGGAGGTAGCCCCTATCTGCGTGCAGGATGCCTCTGCTCTCGTCCCACGTGACGTTGTGCGTTACTGCGCCTGTAGCCGTGGGGGAAGCCACGAAGACGAACTGCAACGACTTATCCCCCACCATTAACTGCATCGTGCGGGCGGTGATGGGGCTAATGCTGTCGCCAAATCCCGCTCTCACCTCGTCGGCAATGCCATCAGCGAGGCTCATAGCCTGCTGGAGGGAGCGTGCCACCTCTCTGCGCACCGCCTGCACCTCCTCCTTCTGCTGTACGCCCTCTGCTTCAAGCGTCCCGAGAGAGACGGCAAGGCTGGGGGCTTGTACCTCGTTGGAGAGCGTTATCTGTGGCTTGTACTGCTGGGAGAGCTTCGTGCGGATAGCCGTGATGCGCACGTGGTCGTCAATATCAAGGCTCGTATCCACAAGGCGGACGTACGCACCGATAGCGAGCTTAGGGGCGAGTGTGCCCCAATTCTTCTGTGCGTAGAGTCCATCCAGCTCCGCCTTATACGTCACCTTCGGTTGTAGAGCCTCGTGGAAGTAGCGCGCCGAGGCGCTCAGAAGCTCCGTCTCCGCCTTCGTGATGTACTCGTCGGGCAGTCGCACACCGAACACAGCGTACTTATCCCCCACGGCAGGGTAGAATACCTTCGGCTCGGGGAGCTTCATCCCGTCCTCCTCTACGCTCACCAGCTGGAAGCGCTTTGTAGCGTGGTCGTACTTTAGTACGTCCTTATCTTGTGCAATGTCAAAGGTGCGCCCTGCGAGTCGTCCTGTCTGGAAGGTGATAGTCGCCTTCTCCCCTGCGATGCGGTACTGCGAGTAGTCTACGTTGTTGTCCTTGTCCACGATGTCGTAGTTGCCTTCGGGCGTGACCACCACGGAGCTAACCACGCCCACACGCTGGGGGTAGATATTCGTCCCGTCAAAGCTATCCTCCTTACGCCCGTCGGTGCTTAGCCCGCTCACGCTGAGGCTCTGCCCATCGTCACTCACCACGTACGTACGCCCCTCATAGGCGAGGGTGCGCCCCTTGGGGAGGTGCAGGCTCTTAGCTCCGTACTTAGAGGGGTCAATGTTGCGCTCTGTCCCCTGGATGAAGAGCTTGCCTACTGGCGACGTCTCGCTGTCGTTGGAGGCTGTCAGCCCCGAGAGCAAGCCCTTGCCCTTGCCGTAGGAGAGTGTGACGGCATTATCCTTGTTGCCTACCACCTTGCCGAGGTTGAGCGTCTTGCCCGTGATATGCCACTCCGTCTTGAACGCTTCAGCTACTCGGGAGAGCGCACTGAGGCAGTCTTCGTGTTTGAAGGAGATAGTCAGCGCCTCCGCCTCTAAGCACGCACCGATAGAGAAGCCCGCTGGCAGGCTACGCAATATCTGCTCAAGGAAGAAGCGAGGCTTGCCCGTCAGCGTGAACGATAGACGCACGTCCTCGGGGTTGGCTACGATGAACTTGAACTTAGATAGTGCGAGCTGTTGCCCCTCCCCGCTGAGCGTGAGCGTATAGCGGTACTCTCGCTCGGACACCTTCACCACCTCGGCAGGGGTGAAGAGGGCGAACTTCTCACCCCGCCACGTGCAATACGTGCCAAGAGGGAAGGTGATAGCCTTGTCCGACGTCGTCTCTACCACGAGCGTAGACACTGCGCCTACCTTAGCTTCGTGGTAGCTCTCCGAGCTTATCGGAAAGGGCGTAGCCTTGCCGTTTACGTACAATGTGATCATAGTTTGGTTATGGTAAATGTTATGTCAATCGTCCATCGGTAGCCGTCATCATCGGCGCTCACATCTCGGCTCGTAGAGGAGCTGTACACACCGCTCACGGGTAGCGTCTCTCCGTCAAAGCGGGGTATCGCCCTCAGCCCACGTGCCGTAAGTCGAGAGAGGAGCTTATTGCGTGCGTCCCATAGGTCGGGCAGGGTGGGGGCTTTGATGAGTACGGGCACTTCAAGGGAGTACTTCGCCTTGTATGGCCGTGAGCCAGCGAAGTAGTACAGCCCCGTCTCGTCCTCCACGCTCGCAATGCTCTTGTTCTCGGGGCTTACCCATATAGGCGCACTCGTCACATCGGCAAGGATAGTCAGCCCATTCTCCCAGCGCACGTTGTCGGTAGGTGCGGGCTTCTCGCTTCGTGAGCAGACCAGCACGGCAGACCAGCCCCCCGCCCACTTCTGCACGTTCTCCACGCTTACGGGGCGGAAGTCTCCGAACTGAACACCCCCAGCGGAGAGGCGTATCGTCCTATTATTAAGGAGGTCGGGGAAGACGTTCGTCCCACGTGAGTACATAGGGATAGCCACCTTCTGCTCCTCCACCTGCGTGGCGGTGATCTCGTCTATCTCCACGCCATCCTCTTCTGCCCAATCCACCGACGGGGGTTCCGTCATCGTGGGGAGGGCGAAGAGGTTCTTGATAGCGTCCTCTCCGAGGATGGTGTTCCTACTACCTACCTCAAGTACTATTACTGCGTTCATCGCTTGATCTTGATGCCGTTACTATCCATCTGTGCGAGGATGAAGCGGGAGGCCTCCACAGCGTCTGCCGTCACCTTCGTATTGCGCTTGATAGCTTGCAGTTCAGCGTACATACGCCCTACAGCCGTGCCGAATTGGTCAAGCCCCATATCCTGCGCTGAGGGCAGTCTGCGCACGCCCTGCTCCTCAATGAGTAAGGCGATACGCTCCGTGGCGTTGGCTGTGCGCTCAGAGAGTAGTACGTTTGTGTGCCACAAGCCCGTCAGCACGTCAATGCTATCCTGCGAGGCTTGAGCAATGCCCTTAGCCGTGGCACTGCGGGTGTCGCTGTTCTTGCCTGCGAGGTCAAAGCCGTGCGCCTGCACCAGCTCCTCGGTCTTCTTGAGGTAGTCGTTGAATGCTGGTATCTGCGTCTTCACACCATCCACAAGCGAGGACATAGCCCTCAGCATAGCCTCCATCTGATTATCACTACCCGTGAGGCGCAAAGCATCCGCTACGTCCTTCTGCGCCTTCTCCATAAGAGGCGCAAGGAACGAAGAGTAGGCTATCTGCTTGGCGAAGTTGTTGAGCATATCGCCAATGTTGGAGGTAAAGGCTCGTGTAGCGTCCTCTCCCGTGCGGAAGGCGGTCACCAGCGAGTCGGTGATAGCGTTACCCAGCGAGCCGAACAGCCCGTGCAGGTAGTCGTTCATCGTCTTGATAGCCTCCTCGTTCTGCTTATAGAGAGCGAGCATATTCTCCAGCGCCTCCTTGCCACCTTCTCTGAACTCGTGCGTCTTGAGGATAGACTCCGCAAGCACCACGTTGAGCTTACCGCTCTTGTCTATGAGGTTGGGGTAGAGCTTGCCGAGGGTGGTGTAGTCATCTACGCTATGTCTCGCCCACAATATCCCCTCCTTGTGGCTCCCCGTCTTGACGGAGATGTTCTGGAGCTTGGCGAACTCGCCCTTGAGCGTGGGGAGGAGCTTGTTCTTGTACTGCTTGCGGATCTCCTCCATCGCCTTACGTATATGCTTGGGGAAGTCTTCGGGCTTACCGCCAATGCCGAGGAAGTCCAGCACGCCATCACCTTCTAACTCCTTGTCGGAGAAGGCTACGGACTTACGGAACTGCTCCATCGCCTGGCGTGCCACCACGATAGAGTTAGTAGCACGCTTGTACACGTCATCCCCGAAGATGGTAGAGCCCTTTTCGTAGAGGAGATTAGCCTTGAGGAGAGCAGCGTTGTATTCTTCTTGCGTGCGGGTGAGCGCCTCAAGGGCTTTCCTGCGCTTCTCCAGCACCTCACGCTCTACCTTCTGCGCACGGTTCACGAGGTTGCCTACAACGCCCACGATAGAGGTAATACCACCCAGCACATCCCCGCTGATGATAGAGCCGATACCCGAAGCTACGCCACCGAGGTCAGAGAGGGCTTGCGTGAGACCCTCCACAGCATCCTCCATATCGCTGTTACCGAAGATAGCCCCGAAGGACTTCCCCAGCTCCTGCACGAGGGGCGTAGCGTCCTTCACGCTCTTGCCAATCTTCGTCACCGAGAGACCGACACGGCTAAAGGCTATATCCGCCTTCTTCTGTGCGCTGGCTCGCTCCTCTTCGGTGGTCGCTGAGGTGGCTTCCCTGCGGGCTTTCTTGTAGTCCGCTATGGCGCTCTTGCCACGGCTCAGTGCGTCCTCCATAGAGGAGATGAACGACTGCCACGGAGAAGAGTTGCCCAGCTCGTCACGCAAGCCCCTCAGAGCGTCCGTGATAGCCTTGAGCTTCTCGGGGGAGTTCTGTATAGAGGCGAGTTCATCTGCACTCATACCAAATCGCCCTTCCAGCTTGTCCGCTGGCGTGCTGGCGAGGTAGTCCAGCATCTCACGTGCGGTGGCAATGGTACTGCGCATCTGTGCCACCGTGCGCTCTCCCTGCTGAGCGAAGAGCTCTACAAAGAGCTGGTTCGTGCGCTGGGTATGCTCGTAGCGCTCGTTGTCTATCGCCTTGAGCTCGTCTGCCTCTTTCTTCGCCAGCTCTACGAGGGCGGAGGACTTCTGCTCTGCGAGGAGGAGCGAGGTATCGTCAATAATCTTGCGCTCTGCCTCGTAGCGCTTCTTGATCTCGGTCTTGCGCTCTTCGTAGGAGAGGTACTTATTCCGTAGCTCCTTGATGATCTTCTCTTGCCCCTCTGCGAGTGCTTGGTCAGCCAGCTCACGCCCTGCGAGTATCTGATTGAGGTCTGTGTCGCTTAGGTCGGCTTCGGTGAGCTTGCGTTGCTTGTAGACCTCCTTCTTGCTGTCGTGGGTAGCTTCCCATTCCAGCTTCTCAGCCTCACGCACCTTGGCGAGGCGCTCCTGCACTTGGTCGTCAAAGGCGGACATCTTGCGCTTGTGCTGGAGCTGTAGCTCTGCCATCTCCTTAGCAAAGCCATCCTGCATAAGGGCTATGCGCTCGGCTTCAAGGTTGAGTTCAGCGTCTCTGCGGGAGCGTGCCAGCTCTCGCGTGCGCTGTTCCTCTTGCTGTCTGCGCTCTTCGGCTTGGCGTGCCTTGGTGTGGGCTTCGCTCTCTTCCTTTGAGTGCTTACGGCTTCCGCCCTTCTTGCTCGTCTCGCCTGCGCCCTTCTCGTACTCCTCTCGGGCTTTCTTCTTGAGGTCGTACTCTTCCTTGAGGCGCTTTCGCTCCTCGTCGGGGTTCCAGTTGTAGTTGCCGTTCTTGACGGCCTCCTCCTTCTTACGTTTGAGCTGTTGAGCCGTGAGGCTGTTGAACGCCTTTAGTTCCTTGTTCGCCTTCTCTTCTTCTTTCTTGAGGTCGGTGACTGCTTCCTTGTAGGACTTGATGGGCTTCTTGCGGGCTTCCTGCTCGCTCTTGATGCGCCTCACAAGCTCCTCCCACCCAGCCTCATCATACGCCCCCTTGAGGATAGAGCCAGATAGGTACGACTTGGTGTTCACGCTACCCTTGATGCGCTTCTTAGCCCCTTCAATGTTTTGGAGCATAGCGGAGAGCTGTTTGTCCGTGAGGCTCGCAAGGCTTCCACCGCTAAGGAGCTGGTTGTCGCTTACCTTGCCGTAGAATGAGCGCTTTTGCTTGTACTGCTCCTTAGCGTACTCAAGGTTCGCGTGCAGTTCTCTAAGTAGCTTTCGTCGCTCGGTGAGGTTGGTTTGCTTGGAAACATTATGAGTTACCTCATCAATCTTCTCCTTTAGCTCCTTGATGCGCTTCTCTGAGCTCTCAATCTCGCTCTTAGCCTTGTCCACCTTCGCCTTGCCGTCGTACTCGGCAATCTCACGCTTGAGCTTGGCGATGTCTTGGAGCTTGAGCGTCTCGGTGTCGTACTTGGAGAAGATCTGAGGGTAGTACTTCTGCAACTGCTCCAGCGCACTCTGTCGGTCTGCCGTGGCTGAGGCTTCGTCACGCACCACGTTTAAGAGAGCCTCTACGGCTTCCTTGTGCTTCTGCTCCTGCTCCTCGGCTCGCTTCTTCTCTTCGTTGAAGTCCTTCTGCGCACGTTCGGCTGCGGTCGTGGAGTCGCTGAACGCCCACATAGCCGCTATCACTGCCGTGAGAGCTACCGCAATAGCCCCGTAGGGGTTAGCGAGCATAGCGGCGGTTAGGCGGTTGGTGGCTGCCGTGAGGGACTTAATGGAGAGAGCGTTCAGCCCTCTTGCGATGGTATCCGCCTGAGTAGCGGCCGTCCACCCCTTCGTAAGGGCGATATTCGTAATCACGGCCGTGCGGTACACCCCGTAGGTCACAATGAGACCTGCAATGACCTTGCCGATCTTCTCGTAGTTCTCCACAAGGTAGGCTACTGCCTTCACGCCCGACGATAGGACGCCCTCGGAAGCCTTCCCCAGCTCGTTGAACATCATATCAATGTTGTCCTGCAAGTTGGAGATCTGCCCCGTGAGACTCTCGCTCTGAGCCTGCATGAGGTTGTAGAACTTCCCGCCCTTGTTGGTCATGTTCTGAAATGCCTGCTCAATGTCGGAGAAGCCCACCTTACCAGCCGATACAAGGCTATTGATCTCGCTCACGCTCTTGCCCAGCACCTTCGCCAGCTCCTCATATATGGGGATACCTCGGTTGGCGAACTGCTTAATGTCTTTGTTCTCGACACGCCCAGAAGCACGGAGCGAGCCATAGAGGTAGACAATATCCCCCAGGGGCTGAGATAGACCTGCTGCCACATTCCCAAGGCGCACAATCGTCTCGTTCACCTGGTCGGCTGCGAAGCCATAGGCAAGCATATTCTTTGCGCTGGAGGCAATACCCTGCAAGTCAAAGGGTGTAGACGCTGCGGTCTGTGCCAGCTGGGCGAGAAGCTCATTAGCCTGCTCCCCACTGCCGAGCATCGTCTTAAAGGAGATCTCCAACTGCTGGAACTCCCCTCTCACGCTGTACAGCTTGCTCACAAAGTCCTGCACACCACTCACAGCGAAGATACCAGCCGCGAGTCCAGCTGCGCGCTGGAACGAGTTGCTGAGCAGGTCCACCTCGCCCCTCGCCTCGCTGATGGGGGCGCTGTAGCTTGGTAGCTTCGTTGATGTCCCTTGGATCTTCTGTTGGAGGCGGTCAAAGCTCTCTTCTAAGCTCTTCGTGCCTTTGATGAACTCCGTAGGGTCAAGGGTGACAGAGAACGTCTTGTGTGCCATTTATTGCGCTATTTTCTTGAGTGCCGAGGTGAAGTCCCCGAAGGACATACCACGGCTCGTCGTCTTTTTCTTCCCCTCGTCCTTGGGCTTGTAGCTGGGGATAGCCTTAGAGTATAGAAGGAAGTTCGTATAGCTGAGCTCGTAGAGGACGTAGTCAAAGCTCAGATGATAGTACTTGGCGAAGCTGCCTATTCGTGCCTAAGGGCTGTCGTTTCGCTCCCCACCTCCTTCGTTGGCTTCGTTATCATTGTCTTCTTGAGGGAAGTGGTAAGCATAAAAAGCTCTCCGATGTTCATTGTCTCAAGCACGGTGAATAGAGCCGTGGCGAGGTCGGGGATAGTGGAGGTATAGAGGAGCGTTTCTGCGGTCTTGCGCCGCTCCGCTTCGTTGTCTCGCTTCACGCCCGAAATGAACGTGGCGAGGATATGTGCGTAGGTCTCTGCGTCACTGCCAAGGGCTATGAGGTCGTAGAGCGTCATATCTCGCTCCTCTACGTCAGTGACCTGTGCAATGAGAGCCGATACCTCTACCCACGTAGCCAGCGTAGGAGGGCAGACCTTATACTCGGTAGAGCCGATGGCGACGGACACGCCCCCCGAAAGGAGCGTATCCGATACCATTTGTTCTGCCTTCTTCTTGAAGAAAGGGAGCTTCATCACTGAGCCTTTTTCTTTTCAAGAGAGAAGAGGGGACTGTCCACCTTCGCCTTGAGGATCGTAGCCGTGACGTCAATCCCGTAGCCCGCATCCTCACTAAAGGCGATAGCACCCGTGAGCTTGACACGGGGAGCCTTGAAGACCTCGGCTCCGACCGTCTCGGGGATGATAGCCAGCGCCCACTCCTTCGTAGATACGAGGCTGTTTACCTCGAGAGTGTCGCCAACCTCCTTGACGTTGAACACCCTCTCCATCACGCTCTTGTTGAGGTTCTTCACGTGGAACTTGATGCGGAGGGCAGAAGCGTTGGTGAGGGTGTCTACGATCTCACCGCCTACAGCCTTCCACTCCTTCTTGTCGCCTTCCTCCTGCTCCATGCTCATCGAACCCTCCTTGACGAAGCCAATGAGGTCCATCCCTGCGGTGGGCATCTTGCTCCCGTCCGTGGCGTTCACTGCTCCCACCTGGACTTCCACCTTACCCCAGGCGGTGTTGTTAGTTTCCTGATATGGCATATCTGTTACTCTGTTAGTTTGTTATACTTGTATTTGACTCGTACGTTCACCACGCTAAAGCCCTCTTCGGAGAAGGTGGTGGGAGTCCCGTCAAGAACAAGGAGAAAGTCCCCTGTGCGGTGTGTATCTACGAGCTGTGAGATAGCTTCCTCCAGCTCTTCGCACCTTTTTACGTCCTTGACTAATAGAGGCTCCCCGAAATTGCGCATAGGAACATAGGCGTTCACGTTGACGACACCGCTCTGTGAGAAGCCGTCTAAGCTATCCCTCCCCGTAAGAAAGGATACCACAACGTCCTCCACGTTGCTATCAAAGGGTCGTGTACCATTTCTGTACACACCACCACTAACCACTACTTTCCCTTTGAGAAGCCCGTGGATATACTCCTCTATTGCTAATCCCGTCTTACGCATTATTCAGCCACCATTGCACCATCTCCTCCGCTAAGAGTTCGCCCGAGGTCGTCACGTCAAAGCCTCTCGCTTCAACCTGCGTTGCATAGGGAGCGCCAGCGACGAGGATAAGGCGTATGCCCTTGCTCCCCCTTGCCAGCTCCTGCACCGCATCACGACCTGCGGACTGCCCTGCGCTTGCTTTCCTTCCGTTTCCCGTAAACCCGCCCGAATGCACCACCTGGCCATCGTAGCACACTGCCCATCCTATGGAGGCTGAGAGCCTACCCGACTTATCCGCATACTGCTTGCGTCGGATAGCTTCCTCATAGCACCCCTTAGCGATGAAGCGTACATCATCGATGATCTCGGTGATAGCCTCCTTGCGCACCTCTGCGAGGAACTCCCGTAACTCCATCAGCCTAAGATGATCTGCGTGAAGTTGAGTATGCGGGCGTACTCCCAGCTCTGTATCGTGAACTCACCGATAAGACTTCCATCCTCTCGGTATAGCTTTGCACGCTTTGCCGTCACCGACACAGGCTCAAGATGCACCTCGTAGGCGTAGCGGGAATACCCGCCATCCTTGTACGTCCCTCGCTTGTCATTGACCGAGGAGCGGAACATACAAGGGATAAGCTCGCACTCAACAGCCTCAGAAAACACGGGTCTCCCCTTGTCATCGAAGCTACCTTGTTCGGTCTCTATCGCTTGTATATATCCGTTCTCGTAAATCATAGCCAGCGCACTCTTGGAGGTTCGGAGAGCATATCGGGAAGCCCGAGGCGTCGACACTCAAGGCGGTAGTACTTAGCTATGTCGTCCTTAGACGCTCGGGAGATAGACACCCCCAGCTCACTCACGGAGCTTGGCATCAGAAGGAACTCAGGCAGGCTCTCTACGAAGGCTCTGTGTACACGCTCCACGCCTCCCGCCTCAGAGAAGCAGGTATCGTCACTCGGGGATAGCCCCTTGCCGACGAGTAGAGAGGACACATAGCCATCGGAGAGGCTCACCCCCATAGCTCGATACTTTTCTTGGATATACTCCTGCGGGGTCATATCGTCTACGACTTAATAGCCTTGAGGTCTACGGAGAGGATATGCTTAGGCAGACGCACCTCGGGGATCCACGCACAAGCGTACTCGATGAAACGACCTTCATCCGTGCGCTGTGTGGAGATCATGTGGTTGCCAGCCAGGGCGGTGTACGTCTTGGTTGGGACAGGGTCTCGAAGCTCGTAGGGCTCATAGAAGCGCATCTTACCGATCTCACCCTCGGGCAGGAAGACAATCTTGTCGTCGGGGCAGAGGCGGTAGGTCTTACCTTCAAGGTCTTCTACGATATTGCTAACGATGCGGATAGAAGGAAGACCCAGCTCGGTCAAAATCGTATTGACCGTGTTGAGCGATGCGATCCCGTTAGACTGGACCTCCGAAGTGCCTCTGTTGATGGTGTATCGATCCACCAGCCCCTTATTCTTCGCGAAGTACTTAATGAAGGTAGCCGAATTCATCTCAATCGACCCGAAATTGATGTGGCTGTACTTCTCGCGGAGGTCTACGAGGAACTCGACGAAGTTATCCTTGTCGCTTGCCTTGGCCTCTGCCTTGAGGATGGGGATCTCCATGTCAAGGATAGACACGCCCTTGGGGTTGTCTTCGATAGTCACCTCTGCCTTCCCGTTGAACATGAGGTCAAACAGGATCTTTTCCGCACGCTTGTACGGAGCAATAGAGGCTTCACGGAAGTCGTCTACAAGGGTATTTACTACCGCATCGTAGTTCAGCTTCCCAGCGTTCACCTGCTTGATGACATCACTGAGCTTCTCCAGTCGGTCGTTGTCCATCTGGAAGCGGTCGGAAATGTCTGCTACCTCGAGAGTAGCCTTACCCATAGGCGCACGACCACGGAGTACCTTGCCTGCGTTGCGGTCAATGACCGAACCCATGCGCACTGCGGTAGTCGCCCCGTAGACGGACTTAAATATTCGATCAGGGGTGTACTCGAAGCTCATGTAGTTGCCGAGGATGATCTTGTTGCGCTCCGTAGCCAGCGCTCGGTCTGCTACCGACTTGACGTAGCCAGTGTGACCGAGGAAACTATCAATAGTCAAATTCATATCTGTCGGTTTTGGTTAGTTGGTTGGCTTAGACGAAGAGGAAGCGGGCGGTGAGTGCCTTCTTGTCCTCTTCCGTGACTGGGATATAGAGCTTGTCCGTATCTACCTCAAAGGCACGGCCGAGGGCGGTGAGGGTAGCCCCTTCTTCCACCTTGACGGGTGCATAGGTGAGGTAGTCGGCACTGCCCTTGGCGGTATTCCCCGTAGCTGCGGTAGCCTCGAAGAGGACTGCGCCCTTGGTGAATGCCGACACGTCAGCCTTAGCCGTGATGGTATCAAACTCCTTGTCGGAGGTGTCTACGCTGTCGATGGTGAGCGTTGCCGTTCCGTTGGAGAGGAACATACCGCTCGCAAGGTTAGCGTACTTGGAGACCTTGACCTTCTTCCCAGAACCAGTCTCTACGACGCGCACACGCTTGAGCAGGGTAGCCTTGCGGGTGACCTTGTCGACGGAGATAGGCGCAAGGGGAGGGACTACGGAACCAGCCGTGAGACCCGTGACGTCGAGGTTGAAACCTCCCGAGAGACGGTAGCCCGTCTCTACGCGATACAGCTCGTGGACGGGCATGTACGCGTTTTCGTCATACTTGATTTTTGCCATGTTCTTTTACTTCTTCTCGTTAAGGATTGCCTCCGTACCTTCGTTCACCTGCTTCACGATAGAAGCCATCACGTCATCACTGGACGGCTCGCCAGCCTCAGGCTTACCACCTGCGTTGAAGCGGGCGTTGGCGCTCTCGTCTTGGAACTTCGTGTAGCCCTGCTCGATGTTAGCCACCAGCTCGCCTACGTTCGTATCTTCTCCGAAGGTGCGCCCGCTTAGAGCCATGGTGTAGAAGGACTCGGGAATATTCTTTTCTCCGAGGAGGGCGGTGATCTGCGCCAGCTTACCCTCGTGGGAGCGTTGACCGATGAGCTGACCTAACTGCGATTGGAGCGCATCCATACGCTCCAGCAGTGCCTTCTCTCGCTCGGTGGGCTCGTTCCCCTGATTGTCGTTTGGCTTAGGGTCGGTAGGCTTGGGCTGGGTCTCCTTCTTGAGGACTTCAAGCTCCTTGCGGAGGGCGGAAGCACTCGTGCGTTCCTTATCCACGTCGGACTGATACGCCTTTAGGAAAGACTCTGCACCTGCCACTGACTCTGCGATACGTTCTTCCTCGGTGATGGTTTTTGACAAGAAGTCGGCTACCCCATCAAACGCCTTTTCGCTCACCCCGAGATTGGAGTATCTCTGTTTGAGCTGTTGTAAGATTTTAGTTTTCATATCGTTAAGCTATCAGATATATGCAAATATAGATAGCCTGATATTGGTTTTAGGTAGAAATAGAGATATGTTACTAATTTCCTCTGCCTCTGTGCTTTTGGGTATAAAAAAGCCCCGCAGAGAGGGTACTCCACGGGGCTATCGTTATTAGGGGGTGGTTGCTATTCCTTTTCCTCGGTCTTGGTGGGGGTGGCTTTGCCCTCACTGGGCTTGCCCTCCTCACCCTCCTTGCTCGTCTCTTCGGTGCTTGCTTCAATGGTGAAGGGTACGAGGACGGGATCAAGGCGGAGCGACCTGCCAGACCTCACCGCTGGCACTTGCAGGGAGATAGCGTGCTTGAGGAAGCTATACCTGCGTGCGAGGTACTCACCGATAACCTCCTCGTGCTTACGGACGGCGATATGCGCCCCCATGAACACATACTTGAAGGCGACGCCCGAGAGTGCAGTCCCCAGCCCTTGGAGGTCTTTGGGGTTGATGCGTGGCGTCATCGTCATCGTGAAGCAGTCATCAACAAGGCGTGCAAGCTCACCCTCCGCTGCGCTGGTGGACTGATCCCACGTGAGGTAACGCACGTCCGCCTCATTTCCCGTCATCTGAATGGTCTGCGTCTTGCCCGACTTCTGTACGCCCGACACGGAGCCACGCACCAGCACCTTGGGGAAGAAGTTATCGTTGATGCAGTCTGCGTAGTTGCTCTCCAACTCCTCGATGCGCTTACGCTTGCTCTGTATGCGGTCACAGAGGGCGTGCTTCATCTCCATGTAGATAACGGGTATCTTGTCGAAGCCGTGGAGTTCCTGCGAGATGAGCGTCCAGCCCTTGCCCTTCACGTTCTCGTAGGTGTAGATGTGGGTAGCGTCAATCTCCATCAGCTTCTCCACCTCCTTGTCGTCTACCTTGACCGAGTAGAAGCGATAGAAGGAGACGAGGTCGCCATAGGTGTCCTTGATAGGCACGATCCTATCCCCATTGAAGGGTGACCACAGCTCACAGCGGAGGCGTGTGTCTGCCCCACGTGCGTAGTCCTTATCCTCGTAGAACTCGGGGTCTTTGACCGCCCACCAATACTCGGCTACAATCGTCTCGGAGAGGACGGCACGCACGGCACGTTGGTTGATGAAGCGTATCTTGTTCTTCGTCTCCGTCTCACGGATGAGGTCAAGCATATACTCCTGCTCCTTCGTCTTGGCTACGGCTTGCAGGTCTGGGGGGAGCCCCACGGCAAAGGCGGTGTGTATCTCTACGATGAGTTGCTCAAGAGGGGAGGAGATGCGGTTGACCTTCTTCGTTTCGTACACCGCTCCCGTGCGCCTGCCGTTGACGTCTACCTCTTCGTCCTTGACCATCACCCTATCATCGGGGCGGTGCGCCTCACTCATCACCTCGTGGCGGGAGTACTCCCACTGCTCTCTAAGCTGGGCTATGCGCTCCTCTCTGTACTTGGCTCGCACCTTGGGGATAGCGGAGAGCTTCGCCTCCAGCGTCTTGTCTGTCTGTTCCATATAGTCTAAAATATGCCCTCGTAGCTTCGTCTCTGCGTGCCTGACCAGCCGAGGATGTTGCGTAGTATGTAGTAGCGGGTGGCGTCTATGAGGTGGTTGTTAGCGTCTATCGGCTCGTTCGTGTACTGCCCGTCCTTGTCCTTAGCCCAGCAGTAGTTGTCAAGCTCGTATTGCAGGTTCTTGCTCCGTGCGGTGATGCAGATGTCCATCTCCAGCATCTTGTTGATACCAGCAATGACACTGCCCGCACCCTTGACCACGGGAGAGACGCGCAAGCCACCTGCCCTCAGCTCGTCAATGAGGCGGGGGTCGGCAGAGTCTGCCGTGATGTCAAAGCTGGAGTACTGCCGTAGGGCTTTGATAATGTCACCGCTCACCATGTGGGTGTTGTAGCATATCTCGTCAAGGTAGAGCGTATTGCCATACACACCGCAGAAGATCCCAGCCGTGGGGTCGTTGGTATAGCCGAAGTCCAGCCCCAGCCCGCAACGCTGTACGAAGTGGGGCATAGAGTCCACCAAGGAGTAGTTCTTGAAGATAGCCCCCTCGTTCATCTCTGACCACTTCCCGATGACGATACGCTGGTACTTCTCTGGGTTGTTCGCCTTGATGTCCTCAATCTCGCTCACGAACTCCCGAGAGAGGTATTCTAAGTTGTCAAGGTAGGTCGTGTGAATGTGTAGGACGTTGGGGTGCGTGCTTATCTGCACCGGTACTCCATCTATCACCTCTATGCGGTGCGTGTCCTTGATGTACTTCTGATAGACGAAGTGGGAGGTGCTGGCTGGGTTCATCACGACGATGACCATATTTTGCACCCCCTTAGTACGGATGGAGAGGACCATCTTATCGTAGTCCTCTTCACTGCGCCATTCCTCCGCCTCGTCACACACGAACACCGACACGCCCTGGATACTCTTGAGCTTTGCCGTTTGGTTGCCCGAGGAGGCGAGGATACCCATGAACATAAGCTCACTGCCCGTGTACTTATTGATGATGCGGTCTTTCGTAATCTTGAAGTACTCCTGCGTGCCGTCTCGCTCTATCTTGTCCTCCACCTCGGGGATGATAGACTTACTCGCTGAGACCAGCGTGTAGCGTGTGAAGAGTATCTTGCGCCCCTTCTCAAACGTGAGGCGCTCGAGGAAGCGAGCCACCTCAAAGCTCTTCCCCGAGCCACGCCCGCCCGTGATAAGCACAATGAACTTATCCTTGTTCGTGTAGAGCGGGTGGTATACGGAATGTACAGGGGTATTGGTCTCCCTCTCTACGGCCATAGCTATTCGGTATTGTCCGCTATCCACTTAGAGATAGGCACGCCCACGCTCATCTCACCGCTGACGTTCACAGACACCTCCTGCCCGAAGCCTGCTTGCCTACCGAGCTTCTCAATCAGGAAGCGGAGCATATTGGGGTCGGGAGGGGTGGTATAGATCTTATTCCCATCCTCATCCGTCCCCGTCTGCCCCAGGGCAAGGAGGTAGGCGGTATCTAAGCAGGTGTACAAACGCTTGTCCCACTGCTCAAGGAATACCTCGCCTATCTCGGGATGCTCCCGCTCCCATTTAAGCAGGCAATAGCGGGAGACACCGAGCATCTCTGCTACCTTGCTCTTATTGCCCATAGTGGACTCTGCGAGCCTGCGGATGGTCTCAATAGGCGGAACTTCAAGCTTCTGTCGCCCTGCACCCTCTGGGCGCGCGCGAGTGCCACCTTTTGGCTTCGCTTCCTCCTTCTTCTCTTCCTTCTTTGCCATATCCCTATCCTGCTATTAGTTCGTGTACTGCCTCGCCCTTGAGATACTTGTCCGAGGGGTTGATACCTTGGTCGGGTAGGGCGTGCTGGAGCATTTCCATGAAGTAGAGCTTATTGGCGTAGCTTTGGAAGGAGAGTGTCACGTAGGCTTCTCCCTCGTAGTACTCGCCTTCCATCTTACCTGCCGTCTGCGCTCTTACCTCTTTGACGTGTTCCTTTCGTGCTTGTCGCTCTTCTTCTGAGAGTGGCGTGGTTACGCTCGTGAAGCCTTGTGATGAGGCTTGGTGGTAGTCTGTGATGTCAAATGCTGATGTCTCAGCCATTAGTATGCTGATGTCCGAGCTGTCAAGACCTGCGAGGTCTACGTCTATCTCTGGGAGCATCTTTGCGAGTAGGTCGCTATCGAACTCCCCCTGGGCGGTAGAAGAGTTCATGAAGATGTTCTGCTCCTTCTCTTCCTTGTCCGTGAGGTGCAGTACCTCTACTCTGATGGGGTAGTCGTTATCCTTCGTGTCGGGGTCGTAGCGTTGTATCTCGTCAAGGATAGAGAGGCGCTGATGCCCTGATACGAGGTTGCCCGTCTCTTCGTTCCACACGATGCCCCCTGCTAAGCCTATCCGCTTGAGGTTTGCCTTGAGGCGCTTGCGTGCGTCCTCTGTGAGCTTACGGGGGTTGTAGGAGGCGAAGTGTATCTCTGATCGCATCACCTCACGTGCTGGGGCTTGCTTAATCGCCTTGGTCATACTTGGGGTCGTAGTTAAGGTAGTCGAATAGTATCTTCTCTACTTCGGGGAAGCGTGCTATCACTCGTTCGAGGTCTTGCGGGTACTTGTCTCGGCAGAACAGAAGGAATGGGATGTTCGACACGTCAGTGCCTTGGCTCTGCCCCTTGCCGTACTTGAGCGAAGGTATGAGCCTCTTGTGCTTGATGTACGCCTCTACGTCCTTGTTAGTGTAGTGCGAGAGGGGGTAGGCTTTGCGGGTCGCCTCGTTGATCATCTGCCTCTCGTAGGTGCGTAGCATGATGCACCTATTGAGGCTATCCGTCTGCTTGAAGCCGTAGATAGCCCAATCTATGCCCGTCATAGCTCGCACGTCCTCAGTGATGTCGCTTAGCCTCTTGATGCGTTGCTTGGGGTCTTGCTCACAGCCGAACGCACCGTCCTTGATATACTGAGTGAGAGCATAGTGTGGGACTGAGATAAAGCGAGCCTTGGGGTACTTCTGCTTCGCCCAAATGATGTACTTGTCTATATGCTCTAAGCCCTCGACCATGTACATGTAGACGCACACGATCTCTTTGAAGTATGGGTAGCATAAATCGAGCAAGGCGATACTATCCTTACCCGTTGCCGAGTGGAATAGTATCACCTTGTCCGACTTGGACGCTATCTGCCGTATGCACTCAATAGCGAGGCGCATGGTTAGTACGCTGATGCTCTGAGGGCTCTAACGGCACGTGCGTTGGCTCGTCGGTGTGTGCGTCGAGCTTCGCCTGCTGACCACCCACCTGGGCGGTTCTTCACGGCTCGGTTCTCAGCGGCCACGCCCGAGCGCACGTTGTTGTAACGTCGGATGTTATCGCCTTTTGCCATAATGTAAGATAGTTAAGTTGGTTATGATGATACGCACAGCCCTTGTGGCTATGCGCAGCGGTTAGTGCCTTAGAAGTTCTCGACGATGCACACCTTGCCAAGCTCTATGCCCAGCCACTCATCGTCCTCGGTGAAGCCCTCTCTCTCTGCCTCTGCATACACCCTCTTGCCTCTCTCGGTGAGAGGGCTCTTCTGTTCGGCTTCTTTAGTGCCTGCGCCTGCAAACTCTACCAGCGCGCGGGGCGAGGTGGCTGAGTAGCCAGCCTGAAAGAGGACGTGCGTAAAGGGCTTCAAGCCCACAACAGCGTCACCCTCTACCTTGAAGATCTTCTTGAGGTAGTAGTCTGAGAGTTCACGGAATTCTACCGTCTTATCGCCCGAGATGATGCGCTCGAGTGGCTCACGTGCGATAGTGAGATAGACGACGCCCTTAGCGTCGATGCCGTTTTTAGCCATGTAGGCTTGCATACGTTCTGAGTAGTTCATAATCTTGATTTGTATGTTGTAAAGTTAGTTAATTCGAAATTGGCTTTATGTCTAAAAGCCAATATGTTACTATTTTCTTTGAAATGACGAAGGGAGCGGTGTTACCCGCCCCCTCTTGCTGTTAGTTTTCGCCCACTGGTGGCGTGATGCAAACCATCTGTCTCAGGGCTTCGTCGCTCACTACATTGCCCTTGGCTCGCCCGTAGGCATCTACATGCACGCTGATATCGTTGTCGTTGATGTAGTAGTATGCTGAGTATACTACCAGCGTGCCATCTGCATAGCGCTCCTCGATGATTGCACTCATCACCCCGAGGTCAATAGCTGGTCCGTAGCTCTTAGCCATAAGTTCTGCGAGCATAGCCTGGACAAGGTCTATCAGATAGTCGTGCGCCTCGTGGATGTCTGCTATGACCTCGACGTAGTGACCACTGATGTCGGTGAGGTAGTCGTCGTAAGCCTTTGGGTTGCTGATTTCGAGGCGTGCGCTTGCGATGTCGTAGCCAAAGCTATCGCCATCACACCAATTGACGGCGTGCTTAATGTCGTGGTCGGCTGGCGTTACACCGCCCTTTACGTTGTAGTAGTAGGTCTTCATAACTGTATGCTGTGCTGTTGTCTATACCGGTGATTTTGAAAGCCCGGGGCTGACCACCGCCAACCCCGGGCGATTTCTTACTCTTCTACCATCTCGCCAATAAGGCTCACGATTAGCTCGTTGAGAGGGGTTGCGTCTTCGGTGGCAACGACCTCGCCATCTATGCGCACGTTGTAGGTCTTGTCGCCCTCTTCTTTCAGCCAGGCTTCATAGCACACGTCTTGGTTGTCGAACGCATCAATACGCCACTCGCCACGACCTGGCAGTTCTCTCACGAACGCCTCAAGGGCTTCTTTGATGATAGAGATACCTTCTTCTCTTGACACTTCGCCCAGGCTCAGGCATCTCATATCCTCAAACCACTGTCTACCCATAGAGAACTCAAACCCTCTTACTTCGATTACGTCGACACCGCGACCATTGATTTTCTTGAACATTGTCTTTTGTCTTTTACGTTACGTGTGGATTGCATCTCTTGCTCTCTCACACTACAAAGGTAAGGCAAAGTTTTCACACTACCAAATTTTTAGTGAAAATAATTTCACCACACTAAAATAGCCTATTATATATAGTAGTATTGTATGCTTAGTGTTTCTTGTCGATGCGTTAAATTTCACTGAGTGTGGAGTGTGAGTGAAACCCCTTAAAGTCTCACCCCGGGGCTCAGGGGCTATCTCTGAGGCTATCCAGGATACCCACAACCGCCCTCTTGTCCTCGGGGCAGGTATTGTAGCGCACGATGAGCGCAGGGATAGAGCGTGAGAGCAGGCTGCGGTTCATCCGTAGCTCTCGGGATAGAGCCGTTGCAAAGTGGCGTGGCAGTCGCTCTCGCTTCTCTATGCACTCGGGGTGCGTGTGCAGGATTACCCCCGTGATAACGAGGTCACGGGCGAGGTACTTGTTCATGTAGTCGGGGAGGGTGGAGTATGCCCTCTTGACCGCTTCCGACAATGTGAGCTTCTCGGTGGTATTCATTCGCTTGTCTTCTGAGTTGTTCTGATGGTCTGCTTGATGAGGTCGAGCGTAGCCCCTGTGGTGAGGGCTTCGGGTGTGACACGGAGGACACGCCAGCCCAGGGCGGTGGCTGTGTTGTACTTCTCCATGTCGCCTAAGAAGCCTTTGGGGCGGGTGTGCCGTCCCTGCGTCCACACGCCACCCTCTACCTCGATGGCTATCTTGTGTTCGGGAATGGCGTAGTCAAAGCGCCACCTCCTCACGGGGTGAAACCGAAGCTCACGGACGCACTCTTCTTTGAGGTAGCTTCGGCAAAGGAAGACGAATAGGTCGTACGGGTCAGGCTTCGGCTCTCCCCGCTTCTTGGAGGTGGTAGCTTTTCGCATAGGCTGTGTAGTTAGTCGTTAGTTACTCTTTTGGTGTGGCGTGCTGGGCTTTTACGGAGACAACTGTAGTCGTCGGTTCTATCGTGGAAACCTTGATCTCGACAGTCCATTGCTGTGTCCCATTAATCTTCGGCTTATCGTCGTCCGAGCGTTCTCCGCCTTCGTCCGACTTGGCGGTATCAAGCTCGCTCTGGTTGTACTCCTTAGATAAGGCATCGATAGCCTTAACTGCTTCATTCCACTTACACCTGTATACACAGATGATGACATGGGGTACCCACTTAGAAAGCCCGTTGGAGAGAGCGAAGTCATCCGACATAGATACAACATGAGGTGCCATCATTTCAGCGCGGGGTGAACTATTCTTCATCTCCATTGCCATACGGCAGTAGTGCTTCGCCTTCTCGAGGTCACGCACTCCGTCCTTGAGCTTGTACCTGCTCACATACTTGACTACGTTCCCTTGGAAGAAGTCAAGATCAAGCATAGAGATAAGTTTTATTGGCTGAAAAGGCATATCCTTATAGTGACTGCCTCCGATTTGTTCGCTGAATGCGGTGCATTTGTTCGCTTCCATCTGTTAAGTATTTGCGTTT